ATAATGGTATAATTAACCTGTTTACCCTCATCTTCGGGAAAAAGAAATGACCTACGTAGAAATTATTAATGCAGTCCTACGCCGACTCCGTGAAACTAGTATCTCAGGTAACTGGTCAGGTACTCTACCGTCCTCTACAAATACGAATGATTACCAGAAACTCATTGGTGATCTAGTCAATGAGGCTAAACGTGAAGTTGAAGATGCTTGGAACTGGAGTATCCTTAGAAGTTCTCCAACCATTACTACTGTAGCAGGTACACGGCAATATACTTTGACAGGTACCAATGAACGTTCCCGTATTCTAATGGCACAGGAACAAAGCAATGGTTCAATCTTACAGGAAATGAACGATGCCTACCTGCAATCTACCAAGTATCCCACTAGTTCAGTACAGCAAACTATCCCAAGTTACTATTCAGTAGTTGGTGTAGATTCAAATACTGGTGAATTGCTCATTGAATTTGAAGCTGTACCTGATGCTGTCTATAACATTACCTTCCGTGTAGTAAATCCACAAGAAGATTTTGATGCACCGTTGACTGTACTTAAGGCACCGCATCAGCCAGTAATCCTCGGTGCATGGGCACGTGCTATTGCAGAACGAGGTGAGGACGGTGGTTCTATGAGTGATATGGTCTTTGGTCAATACACCAATGCACTATCAGATGCCATTCAAATTGATGCGGGACGTACTGTAGGTGAGGTAGACTGGTATGCCCGCTGAACAGCTTAATCCCCTAGTCCTTAATGACCTAGGTATCTATGGTCTAAACACTCAGGCTAGTCCCGGTGCATTGCCACCTCAATGGCTTGCTAAGGCTGATAACATTATCCTTGATGAACAGGGACGTATCTCCAGTCGTAAGGGTATTCAGCAAGTAAGTACAGTAGTTACTGGGGAATCTATACAGAGTATTGTAGAGTATAAGAAGGCCAACGGTTCCACTGAGATGTTCTGTGGTACGGACGGTGATCTCTATAAGATTAATACTGCCAACAGTCCATATACTTTGGATGCAGTCACTCGTACTGGCACTCCTCAAACTATCTCAAGTGGTCACTGGGAATGGGCAAACTTCAATGAAAAACTGTACGGGGTCCAGAATGGACATACTCCTGTGTACTATTCTGGCACTGCTTGGACTGATCTTGTTGATCTGGGCAGTTACAATCCTCCATCCGGTATTACTACGTTTGATCCCAGTTGTGTCCTAGGACATTATGGTAGATTGTGGGTAGGTGGAATGACAGAGAAGAATAATGTTATCTACTATTCAGATACCTTGCAAGGTGACAAGTGGAATACTGGTGCAGCAGGACAGATTGACCTTAAGACTGTCTGGGGTAATGATGAGATCAAAGCCATCCATAGCTTCATGGGTAAATTAATTGTATTTGGTACTAAGAATATTGCCATCTATAACAATCCAGATGATCCAACTGCAATGGCATTGGATGAGTTGATTCGTGGTATTGGTCTTAAAGCACGTGATTCTGTAGCCCACCTCGGTGATGACATTATCTTTCTTAGTAATACTGGTGTCCGTTCACTGGCACGTACTGTAACTTCTGATGGTAAGATGCCCTTACGGAACTTCTCTAAGAACATTCGTGATGAACTAGCTAATAATATTATTACTGCAGACTTGAGCCGGTGTAAAGCTGCCTATTGTCTCTGTGGTGGTTTCTATATGCTGGCATTCCCTGATCGTAACACTATCTACTACATGGATTTTACTATCATTAATCCTGATAGCACACCTCGTATTAGTAAGTTTGTATTTGATTCCGGTGAATGTCCAACGGCACTTCTGTCCACAGTAGACGGTGCCATGTGGATGGGTAAAGACACTGATGGAAATGTTGCCAAGTATCAAAACTACTTTGATCAGGATAAGTCAGACGTAACTGCTACCTATGGCACACAGGTTGCCTGTGAAGCTGCAGGTCATATTTGGGAAGCTACCAACAGTAAATGCTGGAGTACTACGAGTAATTCCTATGTCGGTAGTTTCCGTACCGTATGGCTGGACTTTGGAAACCCCAGTATCACCAAGATCCTCAAGGAATTCTTTGGTGTAATCGTGGGTGGTAAGGATATGGATGTTGATTTTACGTGGTATCGGGATTATAATGTATCTGGAACTACCCAGAGTTTTACCTTAAAGCCCACAGCCACTGGTACTGTAGCCCTCTGGGGAGCCTCTACTAGCCTCTACGGTTCTTCTAAATATAGTCCGGGGTATAATCCTACGGAATATAAACTACCCTTAAGCCGTACTGGTAAAGTAGTTCAGATTGAAATGAAATCAGCTATTAGCGGCTATAAGGCCAGCCTACAAAGCATGGCATTACTTGCAAAACAAGGTAAGATACGATGAGTAACTATACAATTCAAATTTCTTGGTCTGGTAAAGACGCACTTCCTGACTCAGATCCAGCCAAAGTTATTTCAGGTGATGATTTTCAGACTGAGTTTGAAGCAGTCCGTACTGCCATTAACTCCAAGGCTGAAACTGTAGACATTCTTTCCTCAGTATATCCTGTTGGTAGTGTCTACATAAATGCTACCAATAGTTCTAACCCTGCAAGTATTCTTGGCTTTGGTACTTGGACTGCCTTTGGTACTGGTCGTGTGCCTGTGGGCTATGATGCAAGTAATAGTAACTTCAATGCTGCAGAGAAAACTGGTGGTAGTGCTGATGCAATTGTTGTAAGTCACACTCATAGTGTTTCAGAATCAGCACACTCCCATAACTATGATAAATTTACTGGTCAGCTTGGACCGGGTGGTGGTGTTAATATGGCTGGCAGTGATGGAACACCGGCCTATACTTCTACAGCATCTTCATCTACCACCACTGGACTTAGTATTTCTTCAACCGGTTCCTCTGGAACTGATGCTAACCTCCAGCCGTACATTACTGTGTATATGTGGAAACGTACTGCGTGATAACTGAAGAGGACATTAAGAGATACTTAGATAAATCCGGGGATAGTTTCATTTATGAAGATAACATAGTAGTAAATGAACACGGGTTTATGAGTTGGAATATCAAGGAAAATAAGTTAGTATTATTAAATGTATATGGTAACGGTAAATACTGGGATGATTTCAGTATTACACTTGCCAAGAAATTAGGGCTTAAAGGAATCTTAACAGCCACTCGGAGAAGTCCGAAGGCATTTACTAGAAAGTTCGGGTATAAGATTACCGGACACATACTGGAAAAGGAAGTATAATCATGGGCGGAGTTACAGATTTTCTCTTTGGTGGGGATCAACAACAAACTCAAGTAGGTCCTACGCTTGAAGAAACGATGGCAATGGCCGCACCTTGGGGTGTATCTGCTCCGGGTATCGGCAGCACTATAGTAGATATGGATGCTCGTCAAATCTCTACTACTGTAGATCCTAAGATGCAGGCACTGGCTAATATGTTCCTTGAACGTATGGGTAAACAAACTGCCGCTATCTCAGGTTATGATCCTGCACAGGCTGCACAAGATTACTATCAACAGTATGTAGCACCGGATCTAATGCGGCAGCAGGAACAAGAACGTCTTGCATTGGAAAATCGTCTGCTTGGACAGGGTATGTTGGGTGCTACTGGCGGTGCCTTACGGATGGGTGAACTTGCTCGTGCTCAATCTGCAGAGCAACGTGCTGGCCGTGCCGGTGCATTTACTCAGGCACAGGATCTCTTGAATCAGATGCGTCAGCGTGAAGCTGCAGACCTTGCTGCAATGGCTGGCATCTATGAAGGCCCAGTAAGTCTAATGAAAACTGGTGCTGGTATTGGTGGCACTATGGGTCAGATTGCTGCAGGTTACACTCCAACCTACCAAACTTCTGGTGGTGGTAGTGGCCTCCTTGGTTCCCTTATGCCTGCTATTGGTTCTTATGCTGGTTCAGCTTCTGGTTCTGCAGCAATTACTAGTGGTCTAGGTAAAATTGGAACTATGTTTGCTAGTATGTCTGATAAACGATTGAAGAAAAATGTAGTTAAGCTTGGTAGGACTGCTAAGGGAATCAATTGGTATAAGTGGGATTGGAACGATAAGGCCAATGAACTTGGTATTGGACATCATAGAACTACTGGTGTAATGGCACAGGAAGTTAAGAACATTATTCCTGAAGCAGTAATCATGGGTGATGACGGTTATTACCGTGTAGATTATTCAAAGGTGGTATAACATGGCAGGTGTAAATATTATTCAGGCCCCTAAGACCCGTGGTGAATACTGGCAGGAAGCCCTAGGTAAGGCTGCCAGTAACTTCATGACTGGTTATACCAAACGTATGGAAGGCCAGCAACTAGCTGAGGGATTGGATTTCAATCAGCCCTCAGGTTACTACCAACTTGGTCAGCGTTTCCTTGAGATGGGTGACTATGATCGTGCGTTGAAGTCATGGGAACGTGGTCAGGATCTTGAAGCTGCATTGGCTAAGGCTGCTGGTGGCTCACGTGATTACAATCTTCAGCCGATGAGGACTGAAGCAGGTGTAGAATACTGGGCAGATCCACGTAAGCCGGGTATCTACTATGATGCACAGGGTAATCAAATCATGAAACCTGAAGGTCGTAGTGTTAAGGTGGGTACTGGTGCTGAGGAAGGTACGGTGGCTACTAAGGCAGAAGCTACTGAGATCCGTAAGGTAGTTGCTGATTTTGGTAAGGCACTCAATATTGATATTGAACGAGACAATCTCCTCATTGATCGTATTCAAACTGAGATGCGTAGGACTGGTAAGAGTGCTACTTCTGTTCTTGAAGATCTATATCGTGGTGGTGAACTTACCAGTAAGGGTGATTGGCTTGACTGGGGTGCTGAAAACTATATGTATCAACCGTCAGTAGGTGGTACTCCTCCTCAGACACCTGCTGCCCCTAGTGGATTTGAAGCCTATCGTAGCAGAGGTAAGTAATGGCACAGGAAGCTGTCGTTAATGTTGGGGTCCCTTTCCCAGAGGATCCCCTGAACTTCTATGATGAAGATCCAGTATGGATTCGTCCTCCTGATGCTG